AAGTGCACTGCCTTTTAACTCTGGATTGCTTAGGCGATCAAGTTGAGCGAATAAGACAGTATTTAAATCCATGGGAGTATTATTCATTTTGTTCTCCAGCACGCTTCTTTAAATTTCGCATCAATCACAAGTCCTTCAATTTCACCAACACTGACATTGTGGAAAATGTGGTCCATCTTTGCCCCAAACACTGTGAGTATTCGGGTTCTTGTTGAGTATTTGAATTTCATGATGCACTCTCCAATGGATTGAAGAACGGATCTAACTCAGCACGACGTTTGTGTACCAATTCCATCAATTTTGGTTGAATGAACTCATCACATGCCGATACATCAATCTCAAGAGCATCTAATTCAGTAAGATCTGGAGCTTTTGAAATACGGACTGATAAAGAAGCATCATTTACTGGTGGGTTGAGTTCAACCAAGCGTATGTGAATTGCATCAATCAGTGGTTTGCGTTGCTCTTCTGTCCAAGCAGTTGTGTATTTAACCAGCGCATTAGCTTCGGCTGGAGTTTTAGCAATTGCAGCGCGCTCAAGTAGGTCACTTAAAATAAGGGGATCTTGATCACCAGTCTTGCTATGATCTTGTCCATGTTTTATTAGGTTCTCTGCATCTTGTTGTAACTTTTTAAGCGCTTCAACACTTAAATCATTAATCTCGTTTTTTGGAGCATACTGCTCTGGATCTAATTCAATTAGCTTAGCTTCAACTAAGGCAAATAGATGGTGAATATGTTCTCGATCCAGATATCCGTTTGCAGAGAATGAGTAGCGAAGTGCTAAAACAGATTCAACTTTTACACACTCATTAATCTGAGAAGTGAATGACTCAACTATTTTCAATGGGTCAGTTTCGATTTCTTTACTTGGGAAATCACTTGGCATTTCATCTGAATGTTGGACCGTTTCAACTTTATCGGATGGCGTTTCATCCTTTTTACGGGATGCTTTTTTGGTTTTAGCAGTTGGTTTCATGTATGTATGAAAATCTACAACCTTTATAACCAATTCATTTTCGACGCCTAACAAGCTTTGAAATGCTTTAGCTTGTAATTCAGCATTAGCAAGATCTCGTTGCACAGAACCATTTTTAACAGCCAATACCAATTCTTCATATTCAGGAATGAATTGACCTTTAACAATACTGCCAGTATTTCCAATGAGAAATATGTCTTGTCCTTCTTCTAACTCGTCTAGAGAATAAGGTTTTAAGAATGTGAAATCATTGATAGTAATTTCATCAATCTTGATGCAAAACTCGTAACCAGGTTTAGCAAAAACAGTAGCAGGGAAGTGATCTAAATCATCGAACTCAATGAGTTCACCTACTACGCGACACATGATGTTTCGACCAGCCATCATTGCAGCAAAAGCTTCAGTCCCATTTAAAATATTCATGTTCTTATCCTTCTATACTATTAATGGCGTAATGCTTGTTGCTGCTGATTTTGTTGAGGAGGAACTTCATTCCAACCCATCTGATCTGCCCGAGCGCGGCATGCACGCCGTATCGCTTCGTTGTATTGTGTATTAGCAAAAGTATTAATTGCTTTATCTAGCGTTTGAGGTTTTTTCGCATCACGAATTGCTACAAGGGCATCGTTATAGCGTTCACCAATAGGCTTTTGTTGTTGGCCATTACCATTTTGCTGGTTAGATCTTTGCTGATTGTCAGCACTACGGTTTGCCTGTTGAGTCTGGTTGTTGTTCTGCTGCGAGTTATTTCGAGCATTATTGTTGACCTGATGATGATATTCATCAGAGTCATAGTCTTTGGTGTCATCAATCAGGAATAAGCCATTTAGAGCATACTTACGTGCATAAGAACTGGATGCACCAAAAGTTTGAGCAACGTCCATACCTTTCTTACTGATCTCTACACCTGCATGGGCTTGAACCATCGTTTCTTTGCCATTGGCATCGGTAAAGATAACTTTTGCTGTTACGACTACAACAGGTCCAACTTCCTGAACCTCGTCAGTAATGACTAGTGACGCATTGTATTTTTGCAGTAGGGGCTTAACTGCTTCCAAAATGTCTTCACAGTTACGGTAGTTATAGTTACCAAAGGTATTACGCTTGCTTTTAGGTGCTTTAAGTTCAAGTTGAATAAGCTGCAATACGTTTACTGGTTGTTCTACAGCATTTGTGTTTTGTTGATTTGTATTTGTCATATCCGTTACTCCTTAAGCACCAACCCAGCCCATGCGTTTTTTATACGCACGACGGTCTCGTAAAGGGATGTTTGTACGTTGTAAAGCTTCGGCTACATGTTTACGACGCTGAAACGAGTGTTCATTGTCAAAACTTCTGCGAATCCATGGTTTTGCAACATGCACTTCAAGTTCAACTTTGGTTAGAGCACCTGTTCTGTGGTCAACCACATAGATATCTTTACCGCGCTCAACATAGTTGGTGTGACCAAGACGCATGGTGTAGAAGCCTTTTTCATCAATAGAAAGAAGCTCTGAGAAGTTGTTAGGAGTTTGTGTACTCATGGCTTAACTCCCGCTTTGACGATGTGTTCAACTTGGGCAGCGGTTACATGACGGTCAGCTGAAAGTAGGGTGAAACCCGAAATGAACGCCGTGATAATGATTAAAGAGATTAAGACCAAGCCTGATTTTGATTTGTACTGCACTGTGTTTTCAGGAGTAGGCGGTTGGTGAAGAAAAGGAGTTGTATTGCTTTGGTTCTTTTCGAACTTTGGCATTTGACTGTGGCATATGGTTTGTTTCATACTTATCTCACTCTTTGAGTAAAAGTCCCTGTCCGTCGAAAGCTAGGGGCTTTTTTGTTATCTAGTGAAATTTAGTTTACCAAAGGAAACTTTAAAGTCAACGATAAATTTATTTAAGGAAACAAATATTTTTACTTTGGGAAACTTTGATGATGGCAGGAAAAAATTAAACCCTTCCTCAAAGTGTGTAATGAGCCTAGAAAATGAAATAGTTGGGTTGGCTTAGTAGTGAATTCTTTATAGTTATGGTCCATCACTCTGCATTTCTTTTCTTAAACGCATAAGGATCCAGATCCAAGTCATTAATTTTTGTTTTAATTGTGGCTAATACTAGAGTTTCTAAAAAGAATAATTATTGATTTTACTCTTTGATATAATCGCAAAACTTTAATGATCGCTTCAAATTATAGAGAGTTGAATGAAAATTATTTTAAATAAAATTTTGGCTTCATTGCTAACAATTAGCTTAAGTGGATTTGCTTTTGCCACGACTGAATCAACTGAAAAAGTTCAGGTACTCAATGTGATGAAAAAGTATGTTGAGGCAACATCATGTTGGCATTCTTTTGAAAAAGATAGTGATTTCAAGAAAACTACAATTGCTGATGTTTACCCAATTTATTCAGATAAAGAAATAGGATTGTCAGAATATTATGTTTTTTGGGGTGGAGATAAAGGGTGCAATGGTGGAAGTGGCACAATGTCATTTTTCATGTCAGAAGTAGCTAAATATTCTGATTCAAGACCGTTTGTTGTAATGCATGATGATGCATTTGGGGATGACATCGATATCAATTTTCGCTTTATAGAATCAGTAAAACAAATCAAAAATGGTCAATTTGAGATTGTTTCATGGAATTATGCGGATGATAAGTATGGTGGTAAGGATGGTGGAAATAATTTTCCTGCAAATAAATTTAAGTACACCTTAGCCAATCTTAAGGGCGAAGGGTGGAAAATTACCAAACAGGTTCTTTTAAAACAAAATAAATAAAAACAAAAAAGCCCATCAGGTTGATGGGCTTTTATAACTAGCACTGAATATTGTCTTTGCCTTTGTAGTAATCCAGAGCAATTTTTAAATCTTTATCTAGCTTGGCTTGAGTAAATTCTTTAGGGAAATGTTTACGCAAAAGAGGAGCATACTCTTTATTGTAAACATTTGGATAATCAATACACAGAATTTGTTTGCGCTCAGTCATAGTGGTTTTAGGATCATCCAATTTATCTAAATAGCCATTTATGATGGTATCCAACTTATCAAATTTAGCTGAGGTAGTCTTATCGGTTAACGGGATATCGGTTTCTTGTTTTGCGCAACCACTTAGGATTACAAAAAGACATAGTGTTAAGTGTATTTTTATTTTCATAATGATTACCAATTAAGTTGTAATGTGCATAAACTTTATAAGTGATTAAATACCAAAACCACCTAATGTGGGGTTTAAATTAATTGTGAATTTGATTTCTAAAATTTCTATTAAATTAATGCATAGACTATGTAAATTTTTGAGGATGAATCTATTAATGTTGAGTAATTGTAGTTCGTAAGAAAATTAACCCATAGTTATTTTTGGTATTTGCTATTATAAGTCTATGCCCATCCATCGTAACAGCAAGAATTTTCAATAGGAAATCTGAAATTAAATAAATGGATGGGGTAGATATTAGACTTTTATGTGATTAAAGGTGAGCTTTAATCCATTCAGAGCCGCGAGTATTAAATCCTTTCCATGCAGCTTCTCCTGTTAAGCCTGCTACGAGAAGTTCATCATCACTATCAATATAAGGAAGTAATAGATCACGAATTTGAGTGGCAGTTTTTTCAGATCTTATAATCCATGTGGAATCTAGATGATGCCACCAAGTACCTGATATTTCTTTAATCTTATTGATTAAACCATCATAATCTTTCCCAGACTTATTTAGATCGTATCCAATCATGTAAGACTTCAACATTATTTAATCACCTTAATTAAAAAGCTGTGCATTATTTTTTTTCTGTGCTTTCATCTGCAATAGGGTTGATTGCTGAAGCATCCCAACTAGTATTAAGGTTATCAGTCACTTCAATTAGACTGTAACCAGTAGTAATCATGGTTATACCTACATGACTTTCTGAATTGCTCTCTGTTTCTGAGGGGATTGAATGGGATCCAACATTAATACTAAGCTCAGGAAGTAAAATGTAAAAACCTTCATGAATATCATGTTTCTCCATGATTAATTTCACTATATCATTGGATGAGATAGAATATTTTTTTGCATCATTACTCATTTTTAAAACTCTTTTTTCTTAAATTTTTAAACTAGCTTCCATATGGAATGCAGTGCCGTAGCTTGAATATACTTCTAAACTATCAATTTTGGCTGTAGTGTATAATTCTTTTATACCCATTACACTTGACCTTAATTCAAATGAAGCTAGTTTTAGATTATTAGCTAACTGACATCTTTGTTGCTCTAATTCGTCATGTTCGAGATAAAACTGAATTGCATTTGATACGCAAGCATTAAGAGTTGATTCAGTTTCAAACGCTTTAATAGATAATTTCTTGTGCAATTCAGGAGAAATTCTGACATTGAATGTGCCGCTTAAAGGCTTCTCTGGTTCAATACCTTCTTCACTGCAATGATCGAGATAAGAATCGACAGCATCTTCAAATGCTTGCTTTAATTCAGGAACAGTTTCGCCAATAAAAATAATTTTTGATTGAACGAACAGGAGTTCTCCCACTAAGCATTCATCTTCAAGGCTAAATTCCATGGAACCATAAAAGCCTTTATACTTAAAAGTTTCTTTCATAATTCTACACCTTGCTCAATAAGAAATTCTTTAGCTTTTTTAACATATACAACTTTAAGTTCGTTACCTGGATGAGGTCGCATAAACTCTAGGACAATTCTAGGGTCATTTTTGTAAAATATACAATGAGAACTACCCTTACCATTAAACTTAAGAGTAAAGCCTAAACGCTCCATCATTGTAACAAAATCTTCCCATTTAAAGTTTTTGGGTGGAGGATCCGAAAAGAATCGCTGCAAAAGTTTTTCAGCTCTTGTCACGTCATTATTGTCCTTCTAAAGCTGCATCATTGCAACTAATTTTTAGTTGCAATGATAATACCATGTGTAATTTATTAAATAAAATTAAAATTCTCATTGTGACCTTTTGATAATGTTCTTTTTTATAGTTACGTTGATTTCACTTTAAATGATTTTTACTTCAAAAAATTATCAATTATGAAGCCTTTCATATGATTTCAGAAGTGAAAAGCTAGGGAAGTAAAAGTCTCTAACAAAAATAAGTCTAATTATTGATTAGAGGTGCGCTTAAAGTTCTCATCATTCATACAGTGCTCAAGACTATTTCTAAGAATGCCAACCATTCTGTATACAAGCAACGGTAAGATTAATGCTTGCTTTGTGGTCTCTTGTGTAGAGCAATGGCTACCTACTTTTTTACATGTTCAATATGGTCTTTAAGTCTTATTTATAAGTTATCTATGTTTTACCCTTTGTGTTATATAAGTAATTTATTTAATTGTATTTTATTATTATAGGAGTGGCTGGGATTTACCCAGCTCGCCAAAATTGTCGCCCCATAACTTTAAAATTTGAACCATTAGTCTCAGACACTTCTTTATCTCGATATTTTGGGTTTTTACTATGAAGAATTAACTTTCCACCAGATTCCTTAAAGATTTGCTTGAGCATAGCTTCACCTTCGAAATAAACGGCATAAATACCCCCATCTCTAATCTCAGTGTCACTTACATCAATGGCAAAAACATCACCATCATATATGTATTCTTCCATGCTATCGCCTTTGGCATACATCAATCTTGTGTTGCTAGGCTTTATAGATCTGGATTGAAAGAAATCAGGCTCAAAGGATAGTAGTTTTTTGGTTTCATCATAATGAAACTCTACAGACTCTCCATTTCCACAACTAAAACGCACATCTACTAATGGAACCCAAATTTTTGAGTTTGGGTCTATCTCTGAATTAATTAATGGCGAACCCGAATTATCAAGTTTGGCTTGTAGTTGCTCAGCTACACTAGGTAGTCCTGTTTCATATAAAAGCCAATCAGGTGTTGTCTTTAAAACCTTTGCTAATTTAGACATGCTGTCGCTTTTTGGGATGTTTACTCCTGATAGCCACTTTGAGACAGTTCCTTTTGACATACCTGTCTGATTAATTACATCAACTTGCTGTAAACCAAGTTCAGTCATTCTTAATTGAATTCGATCTGCAATTGTTCGCATATCAAGCTCTATATTCACATTCATAATGTTTCCAATAGTAAACAAATAAATTGACCTTAAAAGAAACTTGTGATTTACTTTAAGAAACAAAATAGTTTATTGAGGTAAACCATGACAGTAGATGAGCTTAAGTCATATTTCGGTGTCAAAAATGACATTGAACTAACAAAAACCGATCTAAAAGTTACTCGCGGCACTATCAGTAAATGGCGCCATCGTGGAATTCCAGTGGACACTCAAGCCAGAATTCAAATCCTCACCAACGGAAAGTTAAAAGCAAATATTCAGCAACTTTCTGCTTAACCCAATTATGTTTCGGTCAATGTTTTAAATAAACGTGAAATAAAACAAGGATTTCACAATGCAAGAAATATCACTGAGCAGTGAAGCACAAACAGCACTTTTTAAAATGATTAACCAGACTAAAGGCATTTCACCAAAAGAAATTGCACAGGTTACTGGTGACTCGCATAACACAATTTGCAATTACGGCAATGTAAGAATGCCAAATCACTTACCGAGTCTTAAGAAACTCGAAACCATCATGATGTTCACGCAAAGCCCTGAACTTCTAAAAGTATGGGCGCATCAATTGGGCTACGCCTTGGTTCCAGTGAACTGCGATCCAAGCAAGCATCATGAGTTGTCAATTTTTGAAGCAATGATGCAACACAACATTAAGAGCGGAAAAGCTAACCATGTTGTGTACGAGGCTTATGAAGATGGGGTGATTACACCTGCTGAGTACGAAGAGATACATCAACTTACTCAAGGTTTAACAGAGTTAATTGCTGCAGTTGACCAAGCAGCACTTAAACAAATGAAGAAATACACAGCAAATTTTGAAAAAGAAAAAGCCTGATGGTCTAGATCAGGCTTTTAGATATTCGACACTTGCGGAGTGAATATATGCAAACAAATTTAGCACAACAAGTAATTGAGCACAATGAAGATTTTTTAATCGGGGATGTCGTTGTACTTGAGGGTATTCCACTTGATTTTGATGCGCTTTACCACGTGACTGAGGTTTATGAAAACACAGTGGATGTTTTTATCGGCATGGGGATTTTGACAATAAATAAAAGATTTGTCCGTAGTGCTTCAACCACGGAACTTATGACAAAACGCCGTCTAACTGAAACTGAACACTCAATAGCGGAGGTTCCATGATTACCAACAAGGCACTTAAGAAACAACCTGAGCATAAACACGCTCAAGGTGTCCAGTCATGGTATGAGCCAGCACTTCGCACATTAGAGGGATTGCTAGAGATCCGAAAAGCCAACCTGCGTAGGATTAACAATGACGAATCAAAAGCTGCAGTGATGCGAAGTGAATTCATAGAAATGCTGATGACCGAACATCGAATCTCGGCTTGGTATGCAGGAGAGATCATTGTCAGCCTGTTACGTGCCGAGCGAATCATAATGTTTGGTCGGTTTATACAGATTATTGAAAAGGAAGGTGAAGCGTGAGCCTAGATGCAACCAAATGGGCATGGGGCGTTCAATTTCCAGAGCGCAAAAGTGGCAGTCTAAAAGCACTAAAACGATTGGTGCTTTTGTCACTTGCTGATCGTGCTGGAGAAGACCACACCTGTTTCCCAAGTATTAGCCGTTTAAGAGATGACACTACACTTGACCGTAAAACCGTACTAAAGATTATTGCCGAACTCATTGAAGATGGCTTAATTCAAGATACAGGGGAGCGTAAAGGAGCAACCAAACAAGTTAAGGTTTACCGCTTGTGTGGTGTTTCTGGACGAGAAAATAAAACAGTCCCAACAACGGAACGCTTTAAGCAGGAAAACCCCGATTTAAACAGTCCCAATAATGGAACAGTACCAACAACGGAACAGTTCCATTGTTCCTCTGAAACAGTCCCAACAATCCCACCTAACAGTCCCAACAATGGGACACGGAATCTACCAAAGAATCTTCCAGATGAATCTAAAAATAAAAAAGATTGGCTTTGCTTCAAAAAACTTCGAGAAGAAATTTCTTTGGCCGATGACAGCATCGATCCAAAAACCATCCTGACAGCGAAATGGGCTGAAAGGGAAAAACGCGCATTTGAGTTTTACAACCAAGACAAATCCCTTTGCGATGAACTCATGAACTTCCACTTTGCCGATTGGTTGCTGAACGCATATCGCAGCAAGTATTCCCAAGAGACCAAAGCGGGATACAGCAAAACACCTACAGCCAATAACCCAAAACACCTGACTGAAAAACAGATAGCTACTTTCGCACAGAAACTTGCTCACCATCCTGAATTTTCAAGCAAGTACAGCGAACCAGGGGAGTCCTTTGAAAAACTCGCAGCACGTATCGCCGTGAAACTTGAAGATCCAACCCAAGCCAAAAAATGGGAGTCCTACCTGAAACAGGTTGGTTTCAGTGGCAACTTGCTGGAGGTGGCATGAGTTCAATCAGCGTTGCCCAGTACCGTGAAATGTTCCCCAAGCCAAAGCAACCGAAAGGAAAGAGCAAAGGCAACAAGTTTAAAGCCATGAAGGTTGAGCTAGATGGAATCACCTTTGACAGCAAGAAAGAGTTTCAACGGTACATCGAACTTAAGGCAATGCAGCAACGTGGGGAGATCCGAGATCTAAAGCACCATACCAAATTTGAATTGGCACCAAAGACGAAAATTGAAGGCGAAAAACGAGCAAAACCAGCACTAAGATATTTTGCTGATTTCACGTATTACCACATTACTGGAGAGTTTGTGGTGGAGGATGTGAAGTCAGTAGCGACAAGAAAATTAGCGAGTTATCGCAACAAGAAACACTTGATGAAGACAGTTCACGGCATAGATGTAAGAGAGGTATAGGGGATGAATTTAGCGGTAGATCAGCAACACATTATGCAGGCTATAGACTGGTCTCGTTTTGATTTGGAAGGATGGTTATATCAGTTTGGGGCATGGATGTTTTCAGTTTCGGGTACTTGTGGGAAAAGTATCAATCCAATCGCTGTGGCTATGGATAATGCGGTAAAGGCTCAGAAATATAAGAAGCTTACCAAAACAGAGCAACAGCAAATCATTGCGGATTATCTCACTGGTGACTTTGAGCCACCTAAAGCAAAACGTAGCCGTATTACTTGCCAGATTAATGATAATGAAGCACGTGCCGTACAGCGTTTAATTTTAGATATACAAGGCCAGTCTGAGATTCTGGACGATTGGATGGACGCGATTATCTGCCGATACTTCTATGGCGACTCTTGGGCTGAAATGGTGACAAATGAACGCAGTCAGATGGATGCGCGTATGGATGTAAAGTGTGGTCTAGCTGCGTTGCATTGTCGGTATGGTTTTTTATGCCTTGAGAAAAAATTCAAGAAAGTATAAGTTTCGGATTAATTGAACTTTATTGCGTATAAAAATTAAGAGGCAAGTTTGGAAATTAGTGAAGAGTTAATTGATGGTTTGTTGCATGCATCCCATCATTTTGAGGGGCAATTAATATCACCTATTGCTAATGGAGTTTTATTCGAGCAGTCATTTCGATTTAAAGCTGCCGATTCGTTAGGTTTTATATCCATTGAGCACGCTGCTAGTTTAAGATTTTTAATCGCAAAAGCAAAATGCAACACGTCGGCTTTTGCACTCTTTAGATTGCAGTATGAAGCATTAGTTAAGGCTCTTTGGGCATTTTATGTTGCATCAGAGGATCACTTAGAATTAATTGTAGGTGAGTTAAGTGAAGAGCGTGCGGATAGAAACAATAAAGAATTACCACCAATATCTAAGATGCTAAAACAATTAGAAGATAAAAATACACCAGCTCATCATACTGTTCTTCAGCTAATAAAGTTTAAAGAAATTTCATGGAAAGCTTTGAATTCATATGTTCATTCAGGACTACATGCAGTTAAGAGAAATATACACGGATATCCTGGAGAATTGGTTTTTCCTGCTATTAGACAATCTAATAACTTGATGTACATAGCTTCTTATCTTTTAGCGACTCTTACAGGGTCCAATTTGATACTAGAACAAGTTAAAGATACAAGACAAAAGTTTATTGATTGTATGCAATTAGATTAATCCTTAAACGTCTCATTCAAAGCCTGCTGCACTGCATCCACACGTGACTTGCAGGCTTTGTAAGCTTTCATCGACTCTTCAACGATCTTCATTAAATTATCGATATCTGGCTGTTCTTGGGATTCAAGCAATTCAGCATTCTTCTGCAGAATATCGAATCCCTCTTTAAAGCTTAATTCTTTCTTAGTCATTTTGAATTACCTGTGTCACATTTGCTTCGATTAGACCATCCTGTAATTCTACTTGAATGGCATCACCTGATATTTGTTGGATAGAACGAATGGCTTTGCCTTCACTACGGACTATCCCGTAGCCTTTGGCCATTACATTTCTAGGGTTTTGTAAAAGTGTCTCACGGAGTAAGCCTTCAATTTGAGTAGAGGCAAGTTTCAGTTGAGATTGAGCAAAATACTGGGTATCACTCTTCATTAACTCGAGTGTTCTGTTTGCTTCATTGATTTGGTGTTGGGCAAGTGTCTTAATCACTTTGATGTATTGATCATTTTGACTCTGATACGCCGTGATTTGATGTTGGGAGAGCAGCTTTATCTTCTGTAGTGATTCAAGCACGTCCTGTACTCGCTCTTGGATCAGATTTCGAATCCCGCCAATGACTTTACTTGGTGTATCAAAAGAGCGGTTGGCCACTTCATCTAAAATTGTACGGTCTTTTTCGTGGCCAATACCTACCCAAATTGGCACAGAACGTTTACAGAGTAGGGCTGCCAAATCATAGTCATTCAAATAGGCTAGATCATTAACTGCACCACCACCACGGATAATGACGATCAGATCAGGCGGGGAGTCAAAATCATTTGCCCATTGTCTTAAACCTGCACTTAAAGATTCAATGATACTGGTAGGGGCTGTATTTCCCTGAAAAGTCGCAGAATGATAAACAAAGTGGCAAACACCTGCGTGATCTAGTACATCGGCATCTTTGCGGAAGTCTCCCAGACCTGCCGCATTCTCTGGAGCGATGACCAGGACATTTTGAATATCGAAAGGTGATGGTAATGCTTTATTTTTATTTACCAATCCTTCAATGGTTAGCTTTTCAAGAATTTGTTGATATCGCCGTGCAATGTCACCAAGGGTGTAACTTGAATCAATATCTTCGACGTTGACTGAAAAACCATATTGAGGATCAAAACGAGCCTTTACTTTGATTAACACATTGAGATCTTTAGAAAGTTCAACTCCACTTTCACGTTCAAATTTAAGGACCATCTTTGCTGCAGAGAACTTCCAGATGGTTGCTCTACAACTGGCGACAACCTTATCCGTATGTTCATCCTTTTCAGCTAGTTCTAAATAATAATGTCCACCTTTAATACTTAGGTTTCGAATCTCAGCTTTTACCCATACTGGTTCATTGAAAGCAACTTGAATGACTTCCTGAACAGTAGATAAATATTCGCTTAAGGAAAATTGAGGTTCTGACATTAGCTTTAGGTTTTAGAATGTATGGTTGGATATTATAAAAGCATCCTTAGAAGTGCAAATTGAGTTTTAATAATTATTGACCTTGTACAAGGCATATGGCATATTTCTGCTATAGTGGACGAAGTTATAGCAATTCACTAAATATTTAAAAGCTCATCGAAAGGTGGGCTTTATTTGTAATTGGAGGATTGATGGATGAGTTAGTTTCGGCCGCGGCGACTATCCACGGGGCTCAAATTCAGGCCAATTACACATTGTGGGCAGCTGTACTTGGTGGAATATTTTTATTGGGTTCAATTTGGCTAACCGTCAAATCGACATTGCAGGCACATAAAGCTGACAAATTGGCTGAAGCTAAAAGAGATGTTTGCTTAGAATTAGTCCAAAATTGGTACAATTTTTTAAGTACCTTAAATAGTTACCAATCAATTGAAGAAAAAGAAGCTTATAACGCAAATTATCAAGACACTCTAACGAAGTTGTTGAGTTCTCTACACAAGTCGAGCTTCATATCAGATCCTAAAACCAAAGAATTGATTTTGGACTTCACTATGGATCTTACAAAATCCAATTTTAAAATTATGGAGCTTATTAATAATTGGTATGCTATAGAAATTGACCAAGCACATAAAGTAAATGTGATATTTGAATTAATGGATATTGCTAATCTGATTGGACTAAGGGCGATGGAATTGCAGATATCATTAAGAAAAGAGCTGGGCTTAAATGATGATGATGTAATTAATCAGAGAATATTAAAGAAACAGAAAGACTTTGCTGAAGATGTGAAAAAGATGTTGAGAAAACTTTACGGTTTGCAATAAATTATTATAGGAATGCGTAATGTAATTCCAGTAATTGTTAGGCAGAATGCGCTCCAGTTTTAAAGATAGTTCCCTGATTTTACTTTTAAATTTTAAAGCCTGCATTTAACGATGTGGGCTTTTTTATTTTAAGATATAGATAAGGTCTTTTTTATCGTAATAATTGAATATGAAATGTCTTGATAATAATTTTAATGGTTACAATTTGTTCAGGGTGAGAGGAAGCTCTTGGTAAAGAAAATAAATGAGAAATTGTAGAGGGTTTGGATACAAATAAAGATTGGTAATTTATCTCTCAATAAGTGAATTTAAAGAAGTCAAAAATGACAATTAACACTTCTAATAATCATTTGAGGATATAAAAATGGCAGCATTAACTAAAGCAATTATTGGGGAAGATATCTCCGGACAATTAAAAGAGGAGTGTAGTGCACATTTAGATTCATTGATGGCACTAGCGGATGCAAAAGCTGAGTTCTATGCAGAAAAGATTAAAACTGACTTATTGGGTGCTGGTATGGGTACTGATAGAACGTTTCCAATAACAACAATACAATCTTTTATTTATCAAACTAAGGCTTATACGTCAGATAATGCGGATAATATAAGCAGTGTAATTAATGAATCTATAAAAGGATTTATAGACGGAAAAAATGAATCAGCGGTGACTACCTTGGTATCGGGGTTTGTAAA